GGTAAAACTAGGGTGATAGCAATCTTGGACTATTTTAGTCAAAGCGTGCTAAAACCTTTACACCTTTATCTATTTTCTTTTTTGAAAAAAATAGATCAGGATGTAACCTTCAATCAGAATGCTTTTAAGGAAAAGATTAGTGACTGGGAGGTTTTCTACAGTGTTGACTTAAAGTCAGCAACTGATAGATTCCCAATCCATGTCATTAAACAAGTCCTTAAAGGTAGACTTCCAGACACCTATATTTCAGCATGAGAGGACATCATGGTTGGGTATCCCTTTATATCTGATTCCCAGGAGTTTAAATACTCCGTAGGGAATCCGATGGGGGCATATTCTTCATGAGCCTCTTTCGCTGTAGCACACCATTTTATTTTCTTTGTTATTGCAAAGGAACTAAAAATACCTTTTAAAAAATTAAAGTATGTTTTATTAGGTGATGATGTGCTTATAGGTGAAGCTGCTATAGCCCAAAAGTATATGGAGATAATGAAGAATCTTGGAGTTGAAATTTCAGCTCAAAAGACTCACATATCTCCTCACTTCTGTGAATTTGCTAAACAGCTTATTTACAGGGGGGTGAACATTTCACCTTTCCCTATCAGTTCACTAAAGAATTGTGGGAAGTCGTGAGACCTCCTTACAGCTCTATTAGTGGCTGAAAAGGAAAAGGATTGAAATTTTTCATCGATACCAAAGGCTGTATCAGACTTCTTCGGAATTGTACACAGTAGACCTTCTAGAAATAGAAGGTATATTGAGTTCAATGCTAAGGTTCTAAACTACCTAATTTTAATAATTAGGGGTGACCTTCCTGCTGGTATAGCTCTAACCGAGCTAAACCAGGAGTGAGGGCTTCACCTTCCGCCTATTAGGGATGATGTTGGAATCAACATCATTGCTAATATTATGGTGGAATTGTTTAGTAATTCTCAGCCTGAAGTAGGTAAAGGTAAACCGTTAGGTTTACTGGCAGAGAATTTTCTTCTCTACCTTACTACTCCGACCGAAGAAGTGGAAGAAACAGTTCTGATGAAATTCCATCAGAATCCCTTGACTGATAGTTATGGCTCAATAGAGCAAAGTTACCTTGATTTAAGGAAACTTGCTAAGGAAATTGACACTGTTAAACAGGGTCAATGACCTTTACTATTGAGATCCATGACCATTCCTCTATCTGACCAATTATTTATTGATCGATTTGAGGATACTCAGACAAGAGCTATTTCTTCTTTGGCCAAACCTTTAAAAGAAAGGATGATACTGTTAACACAGTATCCCCAACTTTTAGAGGTTTAGACTCAAGGTCGCCCACTCTTAAGGAGTGAGGACATAGGCCGTTATGGCCTATGGGATTCTTCCCTCTCT